CGCCGCCGGAGGTGGTGAAACCGTCCCGAAGCATGTACACGGTTTCTTCGCCTTACGCTCACGGCTGGGATGAATGCGACAGGGCATACAGATCAGCCATCGCCGCTGCGGGCGTGGCGGTGAAGGAATGAAAACTCTGCTGACTGCTCTGCTTCTCGCGTTCGTCGATCAGCGCCCCGCGCTGCCGCCGCCGCTGCCAGAGTGGTCGGTCGTAGAGGTTTTGGTGCCGCATCATCCTGTGCCGCCGTCTGGTGAAAAGCGTGTCTGGGTTACGTTCGTCGTCCATGACGGGAAATTACACGGCGGCGGTGGAACGATGCCGCTTCGGTGGTTGAACACCATGCCTTGGAGGAAGAGTGAGCGATAACGAAAAAAGGATTTGGAGGTGGGGCGTGAGTGAGCCTTCGTGGTGGCAGGTGTTGATGGTCTGTGTGGTGTGCCCTGCGTCGTTCATCACCGCCGTCTGGCTCCTTGGCTGGCTCACGGACACTGATCCGCTCGTGACGGAAATCTGGCGGCTGCGAGGGCAAATCTCGGTGTTGCGTGAGCGGCTGGAGCAACTGGAAGGCAAGGCAACGCGCGAGAAGACTCTACGGCGCGTGTTGCGGGGTGACGAAAGAGGTGAAAAGTGAGTGATCGTGTGGACATCGAAGAACTCAGAAGGCTCGCCGGAAACGTCGCTGAACACATGAGCGACGACCGTGCCGACATGATCGACCTCGCCTGCGACGAAATCGCCCGGCTCCGCGAGGAGAGGCGGTGGGTGCCGGTGGGAGAGAGGTTGCCGCGCGGTCAAGAGGGAGTTCTGACTGCACGTGGCCCGTGGGAAGACGGCGGATACTTAATCGGCATCGGATGGTGGAACGGCAAGTGCTGGATGTCCTACGGATCGGATCGAGACATGCCGCCGGTCGCGTTCTGGATGCCGCTGCCGCCGGGACCGGAGGGGGGCGGGTGAACAACCGGATCAAGCACCAGCCGCCTACACGCGAACTGCTGTCCCAACTCTGGGCCGACGACAGGTGGACGGTTCGTGCAATCGCCTCACGTTTTCGCGTCTCTGAGACGACGGTAGGCGGATGGGCGAAGCGATTCGGCTTGGGTTTCAAACGCAACACGCGGCCGGTATTCGCAAAGAAGCGCAAGCGAGAATACTTCAACGACTCAATGAAAGAGGAGAAGGACGGGCCGCTGCCCGGCGACCCGACTCCAGAAGAAATCACCGAGCTTGCCGCATATGTGATCGCTCGTCGCATCATGTCGAAACGCGTTGTCGATCACGACTGAGGAGTTCATCATGCAGGGCGACGAGAGCTTGCACGAGTGGCTGTCTTCCTACGCCAAGGATCATGTCATCCAGCGGTATCTGGAGGTCGGCGTGCGCGACGGCGACAGCCTTCGTTGCGTGGTCGAAAACTCCCGCACGTTGGGCGTGGTCTACCTTGCCGACACGTGGGGTTCCGAGTACGGCGGGACAGGTCGCGATGGACACGGCCACATCGACTTTCTGCTCGACAGCCTTGGCTTCTATGGCGGGCGGGTCTATCTCGACGGCGACAGCAAAGCGACGGTCCCGCGACTGACGCGAGCGTGGGCCGACCTCATCCTCATCGACGGCGACCACAGCGACAGCGGCGCTATGGCCGATCTTGAGAACTGCTGGCCGCTCCTGGCGAGTGGTGGGCGGCTCGTGTTTCATGACACGAACCACCCGTCGCACCCCGGCCTTCGTTCCGTGTTCTTGTCGTTCGTCGGCGACCGGGCCTGCTGCCACGAGTTCGTTGACGATGGCCATGGTTTCGGAGTCGCTTGGAAGGAGTAGATCAATGTCAATCGACCTTTGGGACGGGCATGAGTGCGCGAGGTGCCACTACTCGTCGCACGACGTCATTGCCGACGAGCCGAAGTACGCTGTCCTTGAGTGCGTCTACTGCGGCTATGTCGTGCGAGTCATGCCCCTTGGGCGAGAGCGCAAGCAAGCTGTCGCTGGTGGCGATCAGCAGCGTGATCCGGCTCCTGCGTTTCGCTTTCCTTCTGGCCGCTTCGTCGGAAAGACGCTGCAAGAAGTCGACGCCGATCCAAACGGCAGGCGCTACATCGAGTTCGCTCGGCAGCACACGCCAGAGTGGCGAAGTGCGATCGAGGCGTACCTGTTCCAAGAAACGTGACTTTGCTCTTGACGGGCTGGTAACGATACGCTCAATTGTTCGGGCAACTGAACTATGGGGAGCGCAAGGATGCCGCTTGAACGCACGATCGTCGCCGGGATTGTTCGGATGGCCGAACTTCAGGGATGGCTCCCGACGAAGCTGCACGGGGGGCCAATGCAGAAGTCGGGACTGCCCGACCTTCTCATGCTCAAGGAGGGCCGGGCCGTGTTCCTTGAGGTGAAGCGGCCGGGCAACGGCAAGGCATCGGAAGCCACCCCGCTGCAGCAGCGTCGAATGGACGAAATCCGTCGTCGCGGCGGCTGCGAGTGCCACGTTGTCAGGAGCGTTGCCGACGCCGAGAAGGCGCTCGGCGTCGTGAGGGTTCCGCCGGGAATCGTGCGAGACACCTACCGCACGGCCACGGATACGGCCGTTGCGAGCCGCGAGCGTCGCACCCTCTCCACAAGACGATGACTTGGGTCATGTGCCGTCATGGTTGGCGGCACTGTTCGTGTGGTTCATGGAGGATTATCCATGCGTTTCTCGTCCGTTCTTGCCGCCACAGCGCTCCTCGCGGTCCTGTTCTGCCTGTCCACCCCTACGCTCGCCGGTTCCCCGCCGGTCGAGGTTTCAGCCGAGTGCCAGACGCAGTGCGTCGGCAACGCATGCTCGACATCCCCGCGACGCTCGGTCGTTCATCACTCCGCTCCACGGCGGGTGGTGGTGAAGCAGACCAACAACATCACCGTGGTCAACGGTTCGGCTCAGGCTGATGCCGAGACGATGGCATCGACCGGCGTGATGCGGCACCTCGGTCACAACAACGGCTGCCGTGAGGGCATCGGCTTCTCGACGGCGAGTGCCGACGATGCCATTCGCCGGTGCTGCTACTACGGCCGCTACCGCGCTCGTGAGATTGGCGTTGCTCGCGGCTCTCGCGGCTGGTTCGCCTGCGTCCGCTACGAGTAACACCACGACCGTCCGCTGCGGCGGGTGGCGGGTCCACGCTCCCCGATGTCGGTTCTCGCTCGCCGACAACCACCCGCCGCACCGGGCCAACGCAAGGATGCGTTCATGCAGCAGCATTCCCCTCTCTGCCGCATCCCTGCGAGCGAACTGGCTCGTTGCCTCGCTGGCACAGTCGGCGCTGCGGCTGGCCGTTGCGTCAGGCTCGACGTTCGCGGCGGTTCGGTGACGTTCGTCGTGTGCGACGATGGCCGAGTTTACGCGGCAGAGGCAGAGGTGGATCAGAGCGTCGACGACAACGAAGTTGTCATCAGCGCAGCGGCAGCGTTTCGGATGCTAGACGCGGCGAAGCGTCACGGCGACGAGCCAGCGCAGTTGGTCAGGGCTGGCAACCAAGTGTCTCTCACCATTGGCTCCGAGGCTCTGGCCGTAGATGCCTGCCGGTGCGACGAGCGGCAGTGGAGGACGGCGGTGCCTTGCCGGAAGTCGCAGCCAACGAAGGTCGTGGCGAGCCAGTTTATGGCTGCGGTGTGTGCGCTTCGCTCGTCGTCCATGCCCGGCGACCTTCTCCAAGTCCGTTTTTCGCGGCAGTTCATGTGCGTCGTCTCGACGTCAGGGAAGTGGGCGGCGCTTCCGGCCCTCGGGACGTCGTCGGAGACGGTTCTGCACGTTGATCCGCAGGACTTTCACGGCTGGCTTGGCTCGCTTGACCCTGACGCGGTCGTGACGGTGGACCCCGGAGACGGTGCCACACCGGCCGTTTTTTCTCACGACGACGCATTGGCCGTTGTCCCCGTGGCGACGGGGAGTTGCATGACCATCGAGGAGGCAGCGTGAAGACGTATCGCATCAACCCGAACCGGCACCGAGCAGAAGACATCCTGCCGGTGGACTCGGAGTTTTTCGACCTGTTCTTCGAAGTGGCGTCCGAGGGCAAGGCCGTCGCCAGCGAGCAGAAGGTTTGCTTCGTCGGAATGGCGAGGGACATCGAGGGGGTGCTGCCGGTCAATCTGTCGCGGCTGGAGGCGATCGGCAGCTTGTTCCGCGAGTGGAGTGCCGTTGTCGTGGAGAACGACTCGCAGGACGCCACGAAATCTGTCCTGTACGAGTGGGAAGAGAAACACGCCGGACGGGTCATTGCGGACTGCCGAAACCTTGGTGCCGAGCGGCTGTCTGGCTTTGAGGCGACGAGGGTGGAGCGCTACGCCACCTATCGCACCCGCTATCGCGACATCGCCAGCGACCACTTCGGCGATTCTGACGTCGTCATCGCCGTGGACCTCGACCCGTGGGGCGGCTGGTCAGAGTGGGGTGTTCTGAACGGTATCGGATGGATGGAGCGGTTGCCGAAGGCTGCTGGCATGGCAAGCGTCTCGATCTACCAGCAGGAAGTCACAGCCCAAGACGGCGAGCGTGGCAAGCTGCTGTGCCACTACGACCAGTGGGCGTGGCGCTACGCCGGGTGGCAGCACCGATGGGAGAAGCACTTCCCGCTCTGGCTTCCACCTCCTGGCTCGCCGCCGATTCAGTGTCGATCGGCGTTCGGAGCGCTGTGCATCTACAGGGCAGACCCGTTCTTCACGCACGCTCCTGTGAGCATCGATGGGGACATCGAACACGTTGGCCTGCATCGTGAGATGGCAAAGGCTGGCTGGGACTTCTACATCAACCCTGCCCAGAGAACCTTGATGCACTGGATTCCAGACGACAGCGAAGCCTTGGGGACTCCCGACTGAGGGAGAAACCATGGCCGGAAACACAGCCGTCATCTCGATGGCGACTTTCGCGGCAGATTGGGCTGCGCACGTCCCGATCGCAACGCTGTGCGAGCGGTACACCATCACCAAGGACCAAGTCTTGAGGCTCAAGGTGATCTGGAGCCTGACGCCACGGCACGACCGCGCATTGCGGGCCAAGCCAAAGTGGTCTCCAAGGCCGACGGCCGAGGAGGATCGGGCCAGCGGAGAGTCGTGCGACCTTGCCCCGGAGGTGGCCCGACGCGTGGCCGAACTGCGAAATGGCATCGGTGGCCCGCAGATTCACGGGACGCACTGCCGACCCGAGGAGGGGACGGTGCCGTTCACGGTGCAAGTCGTGAGCGTTTGCAGCCTGCAAGAGAACAACCGCCGCTCGCACCGTGACACGTTCGACGAGGGGCATGGCTAGAACTGCAAGGCTCGCGGGACGGCCACCAAACTGCGGGGAAGGAGTCTCCGAAAATGGCTGTCGTTGCACCGTTGACGCCGCAGGAATTGGAAGCCCTCGTTGCCAAGTTCATTGGCAACGCCCGAGCGAAGGCGGTCGGCGGTCTGACCGTCTCCGAGTTCGGCTCGTTGATTGTCGAGCTACTTCGGCTGGCCGTCACGGGTCTGGAGTCGATCCCGACCGAAAAGCCAGCCAAGAAGGCGTGGGCGCTTCAAGCCGTCGCGGTCCTGTTCGACAGCGTTGCCGACGCATGCATCCCAATGGCTGCGAAACCGCTGTGGTGGATCATCCGTCCGGCGGTCCGCTCGCTCGTTCTCTCGGCCTCTGACGGCGCACTGGAGCAGGTGCTGGCGATGGTCCGCGAGTCCCCAGCCGCATTCATCTACATGCCACCGGAGGCAGCGAAGTGATCGAGTTCCTGCCTTGGGTTCTTCTGGCTCTTGCGGCCTACGCGGCGCTGCGTAGGTCCGATCAGGCGGTGAAGCTGCCGTCGCTCTCTTCCGTGTCGTCGCTGCCGCCGCTCACGCAGGCATCGGCTCCTCCGTCGAGTGGGCCGCACCCTCTCACGCTCGTGGCGATCCTCGCTGCCGGTGCGATGGTCTCGTGGGCGATTGCCTCGCGCCCTGCTCCTGCTCCTCCCCCGGACAATCCGCCTGCCCCGGCACCGGCGGGTTGGCCGACGATCGACCTTCGCGGCGCGTTCGTCGGAGAACACGCTGCCGAGGACGCGCTGACCACGCAGTATCTCCTCAAGTGGCTGTCCCGTTGGATTGCCTACGATTCGACACTCACTCAGCCACGGCTCAAGACTGCCGCCGCGTTTGATGAGTTGAGGCGAGTGGCCCGTGACGGTCGTATGGAGGGCGGAACGCTCGGGCAGCGACAGCCGCTCGCCAAGGAGCGAATCAAGGCTTTCCTCGACGCGGCGGTCGGGGACTCTGGCGGGCCGGTCGATCGCGCTGGAGCAGCCAAGTTCGTCCGTGCGTTTGACGACGTCTCCAAGGCAGCAGCCGTCGCGATCGGGAGGAACCCCGAGTGACGAAGCAGCAGCGCGTTTGGAGTTGGTCGGCTGTCGCGTTCGTGATCGCGGCTGCGATCCTGTCGGTCATTGTCGAGCGGGCCACGCACCGGGCCGTCGACACGATCGAGGCTCGTTTCGGCGAGGGGTACATCCCAGACCCCGAAGCGACCCGCACGTTCCTTGGCGAGCTTGAACACCCGACGTTCGCCTCTGCGGCCGAGGAGTCGCTGGCGAAGGTGGAGTACCGAGACGTCTCCCTGCACCGCGCCATCGACAAGGCGTGGCGGTCGGTCTACGGAATCCCCTTTGAGGCACTAGACCAAGGTGGTGCTGGTACGTGCGTCGCTTTCGCCTACGCGCTGGCCTGCCAGGGGTCGATGGCGACGGATTGGGAGACGGGCCGTCTTGCCAAGCCACCGCCGTTCGTCAGCACCGAGGTGATCTACGGCGGCGCTCGCACGGCGGGGATGGGGCGCGAGACGCAGCCGGGTGGCGACGGTGCGACCGGTGCCGGTGCGGCGCGTTGGGTCAGTGGCAAGACGCGGGCCGGTGTTGGCGGCATCCTGTTCCGTCAGGTCTACGGCGAGTTCGACCTGCGCGAATACTCCATTCCTCGATCCCGTGATTGGGGATACCGGGGCGTCCCTGCGGCACTGCTGCCAGAGGCCGCGAAGAACCGTGCCATCGAGGTTGCCCAAGTCAACACGTGGGATGACTTGTGCGCTGCCTTGGAGACGGGCCGGTGCGTCGTCCTGTGCAGCAACGTGGGGTACGGACGGCTCGACAACCGGATGCCGACCCGAGACGAGGACGGCGTCCTAGAGCGTGGGAAGTCGTGGAGTCACGCCCTCTGCGTGGTCGGGGTCAGGCACGCGAAGAACGCCGGGCCGGACACGAAGCGCCCGAGGGACTTGGCCCTCATCGTCAACTCGTGGAGTGGCGAGTGGTGTGCCGGGCCGCTGTGGCGGGATCAGCCGCGAGGTTCGTTCTACGCCGACCGCAAGAACGTCGAAGCGGCCATCGAGCAGGGCGACTCGTTCGCCGTCAGCGGAGTGACGCCGCTCAACGTCTATCGACGCGTCGACAACGGCGAATGGTTTGAACCGCCACCGGGAAAGCTGCCCCCTGTCGAGGCGATTGCCCCCACCTACTCCCTCGCCCCATGAGAGCCATGAAGATCACCACTCCTGCGATGCTGCTGCTCGTTGCCGTGATGTTCTTCGGCTGGTCGCTGTCAGCCGCCAGACAGCCGCAGCCGTTTCCATTCGCCCCCCCTGCCCCGGCGCCCATCGTCGACCGGCCGCTGGTCAGGTTCGTGGCTCGTGCCGCGAAGTCGCTCCTGTGGATCATGGCCTTCGCGGAGGAGAAGCCGGTCATCAAGCAGCAGCGGGCTGTTGACACGGAGGGGACACTGGCGAAGTCGCATCCTGACGAGGCGCAAGGGGCCGACAAGAAGATCGACTGGTCGGAGGGCTGGTGATGGTTGGTTTCGTTCTTGGCATTGCCGTTGGAGCCGCATTGATGGCTGCTGCACTCGGTTTCGTCGCAGCGGCAGTGAGCGCGGCCCACAAACTGCAGGAGCCGGACCAATGAGCCTGTGGCGATCAATCGTCGTTTGGTTTGCGTCGTTCGCGGCAGACCCCGTGACGGTTGCCGAGGAGGACTATCGTTGCCAAGCCGCTGTCGCGGCGGCATACGCCTCCATGGCGACTGACGGCGAGAATGTGCCGCCTTCTCCACCTCAGCCACCGGCACCCGTGAAGAAGTGCAGTTGCAACGGCACCAAGATCATCAAGCCGGACGGGACGATCCCGCAGCCGTGCTTCTGCGGCGAGAACTGCAAGTGCAAGCCGGGGGGTAATTGATGGCAACCATCGACAGACTGCCCGGTGAACTGAACGCAGCCAAGCAGCGTGGAGACTCGCTTTCCGAGTCGGCCGTGTTCTCCGTCTCGCTCGCTGGATACACGGCGACGAGCGAAATCCTGTCGCTCGTGACGAACGAACGGGTGATCCTCGTCTCCACTGCGGTCACCTCTGCCGGGACCAACGGGGTGCTTTCGTTCTCTCTGACCAAGGCAGACATGGCTTCGATCCCGGCGGGAACCTACCGCTGGCGCACGAAAGTCGGTTCGTCGCCCAACGATGCCACGACCTACCTCGACGGCTGGTTTGAGGTGCGACGATGAGCGTTGAAGTCGTCATCAGTGGCGGGACAGCACCGACCGTGTCTGTGAGCGGGAGTGGCGGTGCGTCCGTCAACGTCCCGTCAGCGAACGGCGTCTTGTCGATCAACGGCCTCTCAGGTGTCGTCTCGCTGGCGATGGTCGGGGGAAGCGTTGCCCAGAGCGGCAACACGATCACCCTCACTGTCGCCCCCGGCGTCTCATCGTGGAACGACCTGACCGACAAGCCAGCGACGTTCCCGCCTTCGACTCACACGCACGTTGCGGCCGACATCACCGACTTCACGACGGCTGTCGTCGCTGCGGCCCCGCCGACCACGAACGCCTCGCTGCTGACCAGCGGCACCTTGGCCGATGCCCGGCTGTCCGCGAATGTCGTCCTGACGACCGACGCCCGGCTCTCTGACGCCAGGACGCCAACGAGCCACGCCCACGGCAACATCACGAACGCAGGTGCCATCGGATCGACAAGCGGACTGCCGGTCATCACGACCACTGGAGGCGTCGTCACCGTCGGATCGTTCGGATCGACGGCGGGGACGTTCTGTTCGGGAAACGACGCCCGACTGAGCGATGCGAGGACGCCGCTGGCTCACAATCAGGCGTGGTCAACGATCACCAGCACCCCGACGACGCTGGCGGGGTACGGGATCACGGACGCCGCCACCTCGACGCACGTTCATGGCAACATCACGAACGCAGGCGCAATCGGCTCCACAAGCGGCCTGCCGATCATCACGACGACGAGCGGAGTGCTGACAGTCGGGGCTTTCGGGACAGCCGCCGGGACGTTTTGCCAAGGCGACGACGCGAGGCTCTCCGACTCCCGCGCACCCACCGGGGTCGCAGGCGGTGACCTCACCGGCACCTACCCGAATCCAACGATTGCAGCCGGTGCCGTCGTCACAGAAGACATCGCAGACGGCGCCGTCACGCTTGCCAAGACCACGGGAATCCAGAAGACCATCACCAGCGGCACTGCCGCCCCGTCCGGCGGGAGTTCCGGCGACATTTACTTGAGGTACTCCCCATGAACCTCGCCGTCCTCGCCGCGAAGATTTGCGAGCCGCAATACGCCGGGCTCTCCGACCAACTCGTGGCCGACGCAATCAACGGGCTCCGCGTCTCCGTGCGTCGCCCGGTGCCGACGTACCTCGTCCGGCGACAGGCGTGCGAGGGACTCTATTGGTCGGATCTCATCGACGCCTGCGAGTCGTCAGATGTCATGCTCAAGAAACTGGCTCGCGCCATGATGATCTGGATCAACGACACCAGCGGCACCGTACAGACCATTGACATGGACTTGCCTGCGGTTGTCTCTGTGATGGGGAGCCTCGTGTCGCTCGGAGTCATCACGCAGGCACAGGCCGACGCCTTGTCTGCGTTGGCCGATGCGTCGATCCCGTGGACGGAGTCGGTCGGGCTGCCGGAAGTCGGCGTCGGGCTCATCATCAACGCTCGGAGAATCGGCAATGGCTGACCTAAAGCTGGCATACGGCACCGCGAGCGATGTGACAATCACGCTGGCGAGTCTTGCGAGCGACACGAACCTGTTGACGGGCCGCGAGTCGACGGCAGTGGATAACACATCGTCGCTCGTCCTCGACTACCTCGTATCAGGCAAGATCACGGCTGGCACGGCACCGACGAACACCGGATCGAAGTCCATCGAGGTATGGGCAGTCGGAAGTTGGGACGGCACAAACTGGCCTTCGGTGTTCGACGGGACCGATTCGGACGAGACGGTCACATCGGCCGACATCAAGGCCAGCGTGTGCAGATTCGTCGCGGCGATGGCTTGCGATACGACAGCCGACCGCTCCTATTTCTTCGGGCCTGTGTCTCTCGCCGCTGTGTTTGGCGGGACGCTGCCGCCGAAGTTCGTGTTTTTCGTGACGCACAATCTGCGGACGACAACGCCAACCGGCGTGG